TTGTGATTACGAGCAACGAGGAGCCGTCTGAGTGGTATCCGGCTATGGAGAACCGCGACGAGAAGCTGAAGCCGTTGTTGCGGCGTATCGAGGAGTTCGGTTCGCGTCCGCGGTACATGACAGAGAATCGCATGGCAGCCGTGGATGATGCTGCCGCTGTGTAAGCATTACACACCCCCACCCTGACTTTATAAACGACCGATTTGTCGGAGCGGAGCGGAGCAAATCGCAATAGCGTAGGCCCTTAGGCCGAAGCGCTTTGCCGCCGCAGGCCGTCTCTACGATCGGCACAACCAACCACTTGACTAGTATTACCAAGTGGTTGGTGACCGGCGTTACCGTACCGCCCGAACGAGCTTTTGAGAGGCTCGGGCGGGGAGGTGATGCCAGGGCACCTTTGGTTGTGTGTTAGGGTGGTCACTGGTCACCTCGTGATTGCGAAGAGCAAGCTTGGGTGCCAGCTAGTGCCGACGTTTTCAACAGAGCAGGCATCGAGCATTTTTAATGCGTAAGATGCGGTGTCTGGTGGGAGGAGTGCACGTCGGGGGGTGCAGGGGGGCCCCTTTATTAATATACCCTTCCCCATGGCTCATTTGTGGCACGACCTTGCAGTCGCTGGCGAGGTAGTCGGCGGCGTTTTGGTCGGCGCTGGTTTGTTACTCGCAGCTCCTGAGATAGCAGCCGGTGCAGCTTTGTATGAAGGCGCCGAGCTGCTTGCCGGCATTGGTCTGGAGGGTTTAGCCGAGGGAGCTTTTGCCGCCGGCGATGCTGCGTATGCTCTGGACACGGCTGCCGTCATAGCCGAAGGTGCTTACGGTACTGAAGCTGTGGCCGAGTTTGGCCTTGGGTTGATGGGTGCCGGCGGAGCCGGCGTTGTTGGTGGTGCAGCTCTTGGCGCTTTTGGCGGGGGCGTCGGGCTCGCCCCGGGCACTCAGGGCCCGGGCACGCCCGCGCAAAACCCGCAGGGTTTGCCACCGCCGGGCGCTGCTGCAGCCGCCGGCAGTGGCGTGATAGGAGGACCTGGTTATGGTTACGGTGCGTCATTTCCACTCGCGCCGCCACGGATCCTTTGAGCGCCACTCTTGCGGCTCTTGCCGCGGTAGCTTCGGCCGCCTCGGCGTTACTTGCTGCTACGCATCCGGCGTGCTCTTGCTCGTTCGATGCCCAGCCTTGCCATGCTTCGTCAAAAGACGAAGAGTAACAAGCGCAAGTATAAGGCTACGGGCTCTGCCCGTTACGCCGATAAGTACATGTCGTACCGTACCAAGAAGCGGTCTGCTTCTGGGTACATGTCTAAGAGCCGCCGTGTAGGCACTGGCGCTTCTGGTGTGTCTGCGCCCGTGCAGACTGGTGTGAAGGTGTCTGGCGGTATGCAGAGCAGCTTTACCCAGCGCCAGATGTCCGGCGGCGGGCTTCGCATTACCGGTCGCAGCTTTGTTACGTCTGTCGACAGCAAGGGCAAGTACAGCAATGGCTTGCTTGCTATTGTCGACTGTAACCCGATCTTGCTGAACGACCGTGTTGCCGCCATTGCGACTACGTACGAGAAGTACGTGTATCAGTCGCTGACGTACCGGTTTGTGCCGCAGTGCCCCACGAGCACTGCTGGCAGTGTTATGCTCACGTTTGAGCGTGACCCCGCAAACCCCGCTGCCAACGGCGGCGATCCGACGTCTTTCATGCAGAACTGCATGAGCTACGAGCATACGTCGATCACGCCGCCTTGGGTTGGTTCGTCTGTCACGTATAAGCGTGATGCCAATGAGAAGAAGCTGTTTTGGATTAGTGGGCAGGGTAGCAACTACGACCCTCGCGGTACTTCGCAGGGTCAGTTTCTGTGCTACGGTGCCAACGTGCCCACTGAGACGGGACTTGGATTCATTGTCATGGACTATGTCCTTGACCTGTGCGAGCCGTCTATCATGCCGGCACGCACTGGCGCTGGTATTGCCGGGAACGGTACGGCTTCGACGAACCTTCCTTCGCAGTACCAGTTTATGAACACCAATGCCGTGACGAAGTATACTGGCATTGGTAGCTCTAGCGTCATGAACCGGTGGACTGGGTCTATTCCGCTGGTTGGCGCAGATGCCGACTGCATCCTGGAGCTTATTTTGGAGGGCTCCGGCGTCCCCGACGGCGGCAACTCGCGGTTCTCTCCGAGCGAGTTTAACGCGAAGGCTACGCCTCCGGTTCCTCGCGTTTTTGGTCGCGGTTCGCATCTGTACCTTGTTCTGCGTCGTTGGCGCAACGGCATTCTTGGCGTTGCTCCGGCGGGTCAGCAGAGCAACCTTGACGCGTGTATCGTGTGCCGCAACCTCGCCGATGCGATTGCTGCACTCGCTGCGCCGTCTGATACGAACTCGGTCACTGGGGACTTTTTGTTCCCCAATGCTCTTTATGCCCTTAAGGATCTCGCGGATTCTAGCGACCTGGATATTGGCGGTTTCTGGCGCCAGCTCACGCTGAAGGCGAGTGACGATTTCCAGGTGTAAGCGCCGTGTAATGCGAGTTTTGGGACGCCCGAGGCGTTTCTCGCTCATAATCGCTCGCTCCGATGCGTCGTTGTCCTTTTCCGCCGTCGCGTGAGCCGCGGCGTGGTGAGGCTACGGACGGTTTTGCTACGTTACGTCTGAAGCGTGATCAGGCGGCAGCGATTAGGGATGTTTGTGCAGCGTGGGCGCGTGAGCACGGTGTTCGTTGCACTCGCGAGCAGCGCGTTGCGAATGCTGATCGTATGCAACGGTGTTTCCGTGTCATCGCGTATTGCGAGCACCGCATGATGGTGATGAATCAGGAGAGCGACGCGATTGTTGCTATGTTAGGGCGTCCGAAGTCTGTTCGGCCGTCTCTTAAGCGCAAGGCAGGCGAGGAGGATATTAATCGCCGTGCTCACGCGTATCAGAACATTGGGCCTGCGTCTCGGAAGCGTTCGCGCGAGGTGCAAGGCCAGGGCGATCCGGAAGATGCCGACTTTGGCGAGTATCAGAGCGAGTATCGCCGTTTGTTTCCTGCTTTGGATGACGGGCGTCGGGGCATCCGGGGCCTTTATGGCCCTGGCGATGCTTACGGCGATGATGGTGGCACCGCCGAGTTTGGGTCGACGGGGCGACGTTGAAGGTACAGGCAGTTGGTGGTCGGGTGGGTCGAGAGAGTGTTTACCGTACCGCGTAGCGACGTAGCGTAAACCTCGAATCCGCGAGGCCGTACCTGCAATTTGATTTTGTACCGCTCAATTGCGTTCGCGTGTGTCGAACCCTCGTTGTCCGCCTGCTAATCGCTGCCGCGCGTGCGCGCAACCCATCGGGTGCGTTAGGAATCAGCAGGAATGACGTATTTATATAGAATGCGCGTAATGCTTGTATCTGGTCTGCCGTGGTAAGCGGCACTACGAGTAGTATCAGTGAGCTGTTGTTGAAACAGCCACTAGTCCTTCGGGAGCCCTCAGCCGACTGATACTACGTCTCACTATCAAGGTAAATGGCCCAGCGTATGAGCCTCGCGGAGCTTATCGCGGAGCGCAATGCGGAGAATATCGGCCCTGTGGGGGGCCGTGCGGATCTCAAGGATGCGCTGAAGGATGCCAAGGCCGAGCGGGATGCGTGGGAGCGTATCGCGCGCCGCCGCCTCGCGGAGATGGTGGCGATTCAGCGCGAGCTCGAGGCGCTGAAGCGTGCCCTCGAGGGTGGCGTGATCTGGACCCCCAGTCACGTGGGCGGAGCGCACTACGATGCGCATAGTGAGCACGGCAATATGTGAGTACTTAGACACTCACCCTTCTGCTTTGCTTTGCAGGATGCCGGCGAAGCAGACTAAGTTCTGGCCGTTTACTTGGTATCCTCCTGCGGAGCTTGATGGTAGTGGAAACACTACTCAGACTCTGCTGGAGCGTGCTCGTTGCGCGCTGGATGTGGTCCGGGAGGTCGGCATCAGTCAGCATATCGTGTATATCGTCGCGCAGGCTGAGCTTGCCCCCACTACGGGGCGTCTTCACATCCAGGGTTATCTGGAGTGTAAGGAGCGCTGGACCTTTCATAAGGTCCGCGCGTCGGTGTTCGAGGACTATATGCCTGGCGCGCAGATAGCCGCAGCGCGTGGCTCTGCGAAGCAGAACAAGGACTATTGTACCAAGGAGGAGTCTCGGGTCCCCGGGACTGAGCCTGTGGAGATTGGCGACCCGTC